CTCCCGAATGATTAGGGAACCCGCCCAGTCTATGGCCTTCAAAAGGGACCCAGGATTGGAAGGAGAGTAAAGTGCTCGTCTCAGGGACAAAACCCTGAGATCTACACTCTCGGCTGATCTTCCTACCCGATAAGGGAGGTAAAGAGAGGCTTATAGCGCTTGGGGATGTTGTTACCCAAACACTATTAAAGCCTGTGCATGACCACGTCTTTAAGGGTCTAAAAAAGATACCTGAAGATGCCACTCATGACCAGGATGACGCTAGGGAGAGAGTAAGGCGGTGGACCTTGGAAGACCGCACCCTTTATTCCTATGACATGTCTGCGTGTACGGATCGGATGCCTGTTTGATTTCAGGCATTTGTGGTGTCCCGCACCGTGTTGAACCGAGTTCAAGCAACGGCTTGGTTGCGTCTTATCGCAAATAGGGATTTCTACTTTGTTCAAGGCAAAACCTGAAAACAAGTTAGATACTCAGTTGGGCAACCCATGGGTTTGTATTCCTCATGAGCGGTCATGGCGTTGAGTCATCACGTGATCGTTAACTGGGCCGCGGTAATCGCTGGCGAGATAGCAGAAAATAAGTATGTTATCCTCGGCGATGACATTGTCATCGCAGATCCAAAGATTGCCAAGCAATACGTAAGGGTAATAAAGGCCTTAGGTATTGAGATCTCTATGGCTAAATCCTTTACCGAGCGCCATTTGGCTGAATTCGGTAAGGGGTGGTACCGCTCTGGAGTAGATTTAAAACCTCTATCCCCAGAGTGATTCACCGTAGCAGGGAGGAGATCGCTGTCCCGCGTGTTAGAATTGACTGCGGCAATGTCCCGGAAGGGACTATGGTCAGGGTTACTAAGCCTTTTCCAGAAGACTTTTCCCCGTCTTCGGGTCCAGGAATTCATAACACTATGTGTAATTAGAGGGTGTACCTCGGTCTTAGGTATTGTGAAATCACCTAAGTTTGAATGGAGTACGTTTCTATCAGTCTGAAACTTTAATAGGTTGCTTTCGGGATCTAGTAGGTTTAAAACCCTACTCCCTAAGCTCTTAGAGAAGTCTGCCAGCCTCGACTACCCGAGTCCCGTCAATACCCTATACGGGCGGGCTCACAAATTCGTAAGTACCCTTAATGGGGGGAACCCGGATTATCGTAAAGGGCTAGTCTTGTTTGGTGATGGCTGAATAGCATGAGATGCCGAATACTGAGAAAGAGTGGAAGTGTACCTAGCTCGTTATGGTTCGAGAGCTACCTTTGACAATAGCTCATACGACGATAGAAGGAAGGAGTCACTCCCACCGATCTTTACTGCTGTTGACCCTTTCGATCCTGATCCTTCATATAGGCCTGTCTTCAGCGAAGACTTGCCACGGAAGGTCAAGGAATTCTTGAAAGCGAAACCGTTTAGGATTGTCTATAATCCATCCAAACAACTCGAAGTCGTCTGAAAGGAAACAAGTAAGACTAAGCCTGAAGGATAGTAAG